ACCCACGCGACCGGCGGCAACGGCGCTTGGGTCGTGGACCTCTCCGAGCCGGCGAACGGTCTCTCGACCGCCGCCGAGTACGGCGCGGCCAACGTCGTCGGCAACTTCTGAGGCACCCGATCCTCACTCTCTCTCGGGCCGCGGCGGGGACACCCGTCGCGGCCTTTTCAACCCCCGGAGCACATCATGGAACCGAGTGAGTGGAACGTCGTGGTCTCGAGCCGTGAAGAGACCGTCATCAAGTGCGAGCCCGGAACCCTTCAGGGGATCGACGCGACGAGCGGCGTCCTCCAGAAGATCAGCTACAAGCACACGCTCGAGGTGCTCCGGCACTGGAACGAGTGCCTCGCTCCGGGCGGCCTGCTCAAGCTCGCGGTGACGGACTTCGACAAGGTCGCCAAGGACTACCTCGCCGGCACGGGCGACGCCGAGGCTCGTCTCTGCGGCGAGGACGCGCTGAACAAGGCGATCTTCAATCGCGAGAAGATCCTGACCCTGATCTCGATGGCTGGCTTCGAGATCATCGGAGGCGCGGACGGGTCGCTCTCTTGGGAGCCGCAGCCGGGAGTCATCGCCGTGACGTGCCGCAAGCGCGTCCGGAAGAACCCGGAAGTCCCGCTTCCCGGCATCCACGCGATCATGTCGCTGCCGCGCGTCTCGTGGACCGAGACGATGACGCACCTCTACGAGTCGCTCTCGAACCTCCAGATCCCGTTCACGAAGGCGACGGGCGTCTTCTGGAGCCAGTCGCTTCAGCGGATGATGGGGCAGCTCTGCGAGAAGGACGGGCTCAAGTACATCCTCACGATGGACTACGACTCGATCTTCGACGCGAAGGACATCCTCCGTCTCTGGCAGATCATGGAGGACAACCCGGACATCGGCGCGCTCTGTCCGCTCCAGATCGGCCGCGACCGCGACCAGGTGCTGATGAACCTCGTCGACAAGGACGGCAAGCCGATCAACCGCTTCGACCCGAGCCTTCTCTACAACGAGGCGCTCGACATCTCGATGGGCCACTTCGGCCTCACCCTGATCCGGGTCGAGGCGCTGAAGCGCCTGCCCAAGCCGTGGTTCTGGGGTCAGCCGAACAAGGACGGCGACTGGACCGAGGGCCGGGTCGACGACGACGTCTACTTCTGGAAGAAGATGCGCGAGCACGGCGAGCGCGTCTGCGTCACGCCGAAGGTCCGGCTCGGTCATCTCCAGCTGATGATCACTTGGCCGAGCGACGACCTCCGCACGATCCACCAGTACGTCGGGAAATACTATGAGGACGGGAGGCCGCCGGAATGCATGACCTACTGATCGTCCTGAAGGAGTGCGCCATATTCGATCCGATATACGGGCGGCGCATCCTCCGCGTCGGCTGCACGGTGAACATGACGCCGGAGGCCGCGCGCCCGTACGTTCAAAAGGGCCACATGCGCGTCGTGTCGGCGGCTGCGCCGCTCTTCGCGCAGGCGACCGATCCGCCGAGGAAGCCGAAGAAGAGGGCGAAGGAGCCGCCGCCGAATGGCACTTGACCAGTACGCTCTCGTCACCCTTCCGGATCTCCGGCAGTACCTCGGCGTCACGACGACCTCGGACGACACGCTCCTCGAGCGGTGCATCGAGCGCGCGACGGCGCTCTGCGAGTCGTACTGCGGCAGGAAGTTCAAGTCCCGGGACTACGTCGAGTGGCGGGACACCGAGGGGCAGAATCGGGTCGCGCTCAAGCAGACGCCGGTCACGTTCGTCAAGTTCGTCGGCGTCGCCTGGGAGCATGTCATCACGGTCAAGGGGACGACGCCGGGAGATGCGGCCATCTCGGTGACGGTGACCGAGGACTCGGTCAAGCTCTACCGGATGACGTCGACCGGGACCGAGACGACCACGACGCTCGCGTTCGCGACCTACCCGATCACCTCGACGCTCGCGACGGCGATCAACTCGACGGCCGGCTTCTCCGGCACGGTCGTCAAGAACGTCCCGAGCCGTCGGCTGCGCCGGCTGGCGGGAGCCGACCTCATCAACGAGACGCAGCACCTCGACGCTCCGGTCGACGCGCTCTTCGAGTACCAGTACGACGAGGGCGCTGGTCTTCTCTACGGGCCGACCCTCCGGGCCTACCGTGCGCTCCTGATCGAGTACACGGCCGGCTATTCGACGATCCCCTACGACGTCGCGCAGGCGTGCCTCATGGTCGCCTCGCGTCTCTACAAGGGCCGGACGCGCGACGAGGGCATCCAGTCGGAAAGCCTCGGCGGCTACTCGTACACGCTCCGCGGGACGGAGGAGCTCGACGCGGACGCGAAGTCGCTCCTCGACCCGTACAAGAGGGTCCGATGAGCATCGCCTCGATCGTCGACCGGATGGGAAGGACGCTTTACATCTGGCGTCCGACGATCACGCGGCTGGCCGACGGCCGGGTCGTGCGGACATACGCGAAGGTCTCGGAGGCCAAGTTCTTCGTGCAGCCGTCCGGGCAGACCGGCGACGTCTTCGAGGGCCGAGCGAACACGCGGACGAACGGGACGATGTACGCCGCCGGCGTCCTCGACATCCGGATCGACGACGAGATCCGCTCTGTCGCGAGCGGGACGGGCCGGGTCTGGCGCGTAGTCGGGACGATCAATCCCGGCGAGCAGGGCTCGACGAGCGCGCTCTCGATGACGGCGGTCGACGTCGTGGAAGTGGAGCCGGACGCATGAGCTTCGTGCCCAATCCGGCCGTCACGACGCAGCTCAAGATCGGCATGGCGCGCGGTCTGATCGCAGCCCAGGTCGTGTTCGGCAAGCGACTCCGCGACTATCTGTCGAAGCCCGGAACGGGACGGCGGTACAAGATCAGAAAGGGCGGCCGGCTGCCGCGCGGAACGCTGAAGGGACTCGGTCGCGTCGGCCTTCTGAAGAAGATCGAGAAGGCAAGGAAGCGCAAGTACAAGAACCTACGGACGGCCGGAATCCACGTGGCATCGGCTCCCGGCAAGCCGCCGGCGGCGGATACCGGAGTCCTGCGCGAATCCCTGACGATCTCGGGAAACGGCGCGAAGCTCGAGAAGGGCAAGAAGCACGGCTATCTCATCGAGATGAAGGTGCCGAATCAGGTCGGTTTCATCTTCGGAACGACGCTCAAGTATGCACCTTGGCTCGAATACGGCGCGGGGCGCGTCAAGGCTCGCCCGTACATGAGGCCGATGATGAAGGCGATGCAGAAGCGCATGGTTCAGGCTTTCCAGTACGCGCTCAAGGAGGCGTTCAAGAGTGCCTAGTCCCGGACAGACGATCCCTCCGCTCACGAACATCGTGAACGCGATCTACTCGCGCCTCTCGACGACCAGCATCGGCACGACGATGGGCGGCCGGATCTACCCGTCGCAGGCCGACGCGGACGTCGCCTTCCCGCTCATGGTCTATGACATCGCCAGCGTCGACGTCTCCTACTTCATGGGAGGGCAGGCGCGGCTCACGGCCGAGGTCGAGTTCCGGCTCCACTTCTCGAACAAGGGAGAGCTGCTCCAGTTCACGGCGACGGACCAGCTCTCAAAGGCGCTCGAGAACGAGATGACCGCGTCGGGCTTCGACCGGGTCAAGATGTGGCGCGTCGGTGCCGGCGTGCCTTCGTTCGAGGACGACTCTTGGTCGATCATCGAACGGTACAGGATGGTCGCTCACACGCTCTGAGGAACCTATGGCAGTCTCCACCTACGTCATCGGAAACGACGGAAACGTGTCGATCGGCTCGGTCGACGTTCTCAAGGTCCGCAGCTTCGCCGCGACGCTCCAGCGCGTCTCGAGCGACCTGACCGGATTCGGCGACACGGGTCGTCGCCGCCGGCTCGGAATGATCGACCTCACCGGATCGCTGACCGGCGTCGCCGGCGTCGGCACCACGACCGCGACGAGCGGCACCGCCGTCTTCTACGGCGAGAACACCCAATACGCGCTCACGCTGACGATCTACGACGCGACCACGACCGCGGACGCCAAGATCGCGGCGAACGTCGTCTTCGACCAGTTCGCGTTCAACTCCGACAAGGCAGGCGACGCGACCGTCACCGCGAACTTCTCGAACAGCGACGGCGCGGCTCCGGTCGTCACCTGGCTTACCTGATGAGCGAGATGCAGAACGTCGCGAGAGTGATCGGGTCCAGTCCCGACGACTGGCTCGTGACGCTCTGCCTTCGCGACGGGACGGTCAGGACGCGACGCATCGCGCCCGGTCAGATCACGGACGAGCAGGCGCTCAAGCTGACGCTACAGATCGACAGGGTTCGGCCCGACGAGGTCGTCGACGCGCACGTGCGCCGCGTCTCGCAGGACCGAGAGATCCACACCGAGCGTCTCGAGGAAACCCTCGGGCAGCTTTTAGAGAGGATGAGACGAGGATGAGCCTAGCGGCCACCAGACGGGTCGAGCTCGACGATGGTCGGG